TCACAACCGTACTGGTGCGGCACACCAGGGAATCTTAGGATTCGATGAAAATGACTGATGAAGTCCAAGCAGTAGTAGCGGAAGTTGCACCCGCGCCAGAACTGGAAGCCACAGCGGCCCCAGCCTCTGATGTTTCGACGCTGGAAGCGCCTGCGGAAGCAGCCAAGACCTTCACACAAGAAGAACTTGATGCGGCCATTGGCAAACGCCTTGCACGAGAACAACGTAAATGGGAACGAGAACAAGCACAGCGACGAGTGGAAACACCTGCCGCCGCACCAGTAGCTATCCCACCTGTTGACCAATTCGAGTCTCCAGAAGCCTATGCGGAAGCATTGGCCGAACAGAAGGCTCAGGAGTTGATCAGCAAGAGGGAACAAGCAAAAGCGCAAGCTCTAGTTCTTGAAAGCTATCACGACAAGGAAGAACAAGCTCGGGACAAGTATGACGACTTTGAACAAGTTGCCTACAACCCCAACTTGCGAATCACTGATGTGATGGCCCAAACGATCCAATCTTCGGATGTTGGACCTGATGTAGCTTACTACCTCGGAGCCAATCCCAAAGAAGCAGATCGCATCTCCCGTTTGTCACCTTTCATGCAGGCAAAAGAGATTGGTGTGATCGAGGCCAAATTGGTTAATAATCCACCTGTCAAAAAGACAACGTCTGCACCCGCACCCATTTCACCTGTAAGCGCACGAAGCACTGGTTCTCCAGCTTATGACACTACGGACCCACGGTCTACCAAGACCATGACGGATTCGCAGTGGATTGAGGCCGAACGCGCCCGTCAGATGAAACGATTGCAAGCGCAGGCAAACCGCTAACTTTCTTCAAGGACTTTTTAAATGTCAAACTCAATCTTAACCATTGACATGATCACTCGCAAATCGCTTGAGATCTTGGAAAACAACCTCGTGTTGACACGCAACGTGAACCGCCAGTACGACGACAGCTTCGCTGTTGAAGGCGCAAAAATCGGTTCTACACTGCGTATCCGCTTGCCCGACCGCGCTTTGGTCACTGACGGTGCTGCCTTGCAAGTTCAAGACGACAACGAACAGTACACCACTTTGACTGTCAACAACCAAAAGCACATCGGTGTCAACTTCACATCTGCTGAATTGACCATGCAATTGGACGACTTCGCAGAGCGCGTGTTGAAGCCTCGTATCAGCCAATTGGCATCGTCTATCGACGCTGACGTGGCCAACGCATACAAAGGCATCGGCAACTCAGTCGGTACTCCTGGTACTACTCCTGCTACTTCTTTGGTTTTGTTGCAAGCTCAACAAAAACTGAACGAAAACGCAGCGACTATGTCTCCACGTTACGCTACCGTGAACCCTGCTGCTAACGCTGGCTTGGTTGAAGGCTTGAAAGGTCTGTTCAACCCAACAGACACTATCAGCAAGCAATTCAAGAACGGTATGATGGGCACTGGCGTGTTGGGCTTTGACGAGATCAACATGTCTCAATCTATCAAGCAGTTCACAACTGGCTCTCGTGGTGCTACTGGTGCTACATTGTCTGCTGCTGTGACCAGCGAAGGTGCAACCACCATCGCTATCACTGGTGGCGGCAACGCTGGTACTGTCAAGATTGGTGACGTGTTCACTGTGGCCGACTGCTACGCTGTCAACCCACAAACTCGTGAATCCACTGGTTCTTTGTTCCAGTTCGTCGCTACTGCTGACGTGACCCTGGGTTCAAGTGGCGAAGGTAACATCACTGTTGCCCCAATCTACTCTGCAACCAACGCTTTGGCTACCGTGAACAGCTTGCCTGCTTCTGGTAAGGCTGTCGTGTTCGTGGGTGCAGCATCTACTCAGTACGCTCAAAACTTGGTGTACCACAAAGATGCCATCACCTTCGCTACTGCCGACTTGCTGTTGCCACAAGGTGTGGACATGGCCAGCCGTGCTGTTCACAACGGTATCAGCTTGCGCGTGGTTCGCCAGTACGACATCAACAACGATCGTATGCCTTGCCGTATCGACGTGTTGTATGGTTACAGCACCATCCGTCCACAAATGGGCGTTCGCATGTGGGGCTAAACTGAAATGGGGCTTCGGCCCCTTTCATTGTTCAATCTTTTTTAAGGAAATTTATCATGGCACTTCCAAACGGCGCAGGCGGTTACCAAGTTGGTGACGGCAACCTGAACGAACTCGTAATCGGCTACATGGGCGCTCCCGCCACAGCCACTTCCACTGCAACCCTGACTGTTGCTCAAGCTACCGCTGGTATCTTGCTCGGCTCTCCTGGTTCTAGCGCAGCCAGCTACACTTTGCCCACCGTGGCATCGTTGGAAGCAACTGTGTCTAGCGCCAAGGTTGGCAGCACATTCGACCTGTCAGTGATCAACGTTGATGGCTCTGGTTCAGGCGTTATCACTTTGGTTGCTGGTACAGGTTGGACCTTGGTTGGTCTGGCTACTGTGGCAGCTACTGCTGGTACAGCCCAATCATTCCGCGCCCGTAAAACAGGTGACGGCACTTGGTCTTTGTATCGCATTGCCTAAGTTTGAATGGGGGCTTCGGCCCCCATTTTTAAAGGAAACAACATGGCTACCATTTACATGAAACACGAAATCCACGGTGCAAAAGTTGCAACCATGGAAGCAGAAGCAGTCGCAGACGAGAAAAACGGATGGGTGCGATATACTCTGGACACGCCCTCCGAAGCAGTGGAAGAAGCGGCTCCTAAGAAGGAAGTGAAACCACGCGCCCGTAAGGTCGCTGAACCAGAACAACCCGCAGCCGACGAAGTGCCTAACTTTTTAGCACCCGCTGCCGAATCCGCAGGAGAGTAAACATGAGCACCACCGCTGGCGATCAAATCAATCGAGCATTGCGATTGCTTGGGGTGCTTGCTGATGGAGAAACACCATCAGCTTCAATGTCTCAGGATGGTCTGACGGCCCTCAATCAGATGATCGACTCGTGGAATACCGAGCGACTCTCAGTGTTCTGCACCCAAGACCAAGTGTTTACTTGGCCTGCTGGTGAGTACATTCAAACACTCGGCCCATCAGGTGACTTCGTGGGCAACCGCCCCGTGTTGTTTGATGATGCCACCTATTTCCGTGATCCTGGTACGAACGTGTCGTTCGGCATCAAGTTCATCAACCAGCAACAGTATGACGGCATCGCGGTGAAGACCGTGACATCCACATACCCGCAG